ATCGTTATTCCCACACTTATTCTGGGTTATCTTCTGACACGATGCTTTTGATGTTTCGATCTGCCCTTGAATCTCATCGCACTGGAAATGACAGTCTCTTGTTGCTTGTTCTTCAGGCGTCATGCGCGTGTCGAAACCTGTGATCAATGCGATAATCAACATCAAGGCTGCCATAGAGCCTCCTTAGTTATCCCGACACCCATTTAACTATACAGATAACCGACGGACACGCAGGACGTGTCGGGCTTCCTGCTGCTGCCGTTGACAATAATCTGACGTTTGTGCTGTCTGCCCGCATAATCCACTCAAATCGCTGATTAGCTGTTACAGTTATAAGCAAGTCAACAGCAAGCGTCATTTCACTTGAGGCATTTGGTATCTGAACAATTGTGTTGCTATTCGCGATATTGGTTCCATCAATCGCTCCCCATATTTCAATATGCTGACCAGTGCCGCTCGTCAAGTCAACAATCGCAGATATGAATAATGAATACACCCCTGCTGTCGGAAAGGTTATGTACGACGGATTAGTAACGGTACTGTGAGTTATTCCGCTCTTGATGTCGTCAGTATTGAATGTTATAGGATATGCAACAGACGTACTTGCTATCGTCTGAATTGTTGAGTCAGAGAATGAAGCGTATGGAACGCTTTGAGCAGAGAATCCTGTGCCATCCCACCTTAACGCTTTAAGCGACCCTGTGGGAGTAGCATCAGAGATACCATATTTGAGCGTTCCACCATCTACACCGCGATAAGCCATATATCTCCCTTATGTTCAGTTCAGATCAGAGCCCGCGTGAATATGTTTATGAACACGCTCTATCCACGTGAACCATTCATCAAGTGGCAAAGCGTTCTTTGATACATTACAAGTCCTACAACACGGAACGCAGTTGCCCTCAACGTATCCTTTCGTGTTGTCCATTCGGTCTATGCCGTTATAGATGAAGTGACCATTGAAATTCTTGTTTGCTTGAGCAATCATCGCTGGCTCAATTCCGCAATAATGACAATTCTGCGTCATGATGCGCTTTACCTTTTCCTCTGATAACGACATCTCTATCTTGCGTTCTTTTGCATGACGCTGTATTTCGCGATACTTCTGCCTGAATGATGCTTCTCCGAATGGTTTACGGACTTGATTTCCAGCGACCTCACCACAATAACATCCACAACTGGTCGATGTTGCCTTATTACGTCTATGGTCAAACCTCGTCAAATTATAACCAAGCACCTCTTTAACTGTTCCACAATCGCATCGGCATAGAAAATAGGGAACGCTATATTTATCCCTACGCAAGAATTTCAAGATAGTCCATCGACCAAATTTTGTTCCTGCCAACGAATCATCCCAGACTATTTTCTTTACACTCAATTGAGGTCACTCCCTGCGTAACTTCTGAGAATTGCATCAAGCCTTGCCGCTTGGACGGCGGTGAGTTCTTCTGCGATGAACAAAACAACACCATATCTTGCATTACTAAAATTTGCCCTCGCAGGGCCAGCAGAAAGTGTAAAATTTCCCGTAGACGCTGTTACCGCAGACTGTCCAGGATACGAGCCAGCAGTAGAATCCGTATCATCAACAACCACGCCGTCAAGATAGATATTTGATGATGCAGGATTTTTACCTCCAGAATACGACGCCCCGTATGTTCTCCATGTCCCCGTGGTAGAAATCGCCGTATTATACGACCTGCCGGTATAGGTGTTTCCATTAACTTCAAGTTGATGGAATGTAAGTTTTGAACTTGCATCAAGAAACAACCTGTATGACATAGACGGCGCAACATTGTCCTGTCGCGCAATAAGATATTGATTTGCTGTCGCTGCATTGAGATTAGCAAGAACAAACACGCTCATAGCAGTATCAGTTCCACCAGACCCAAAGTTAAAATCTGTGCTTGTCGCAACATCCCAATACGCACTTGAAGTCATATTGAGATTCGGGCATAGACCCGATATGGAAGGCGAGAGAGTAGAAGCATTTGCGCTCAATGTTGCGTTGTGCGCCGTAGAACCGCCAATTGTTGACCTATCTATTACAGTTGTCGTTGCGCCTGTCTTATCAAATACAAGGAACAGTTTCACATTCGCAGGAGTAACAATCCCATAGACCGCGTTAATCATCTTGCCTTTGGCATCGTTCACAAGGTTCATGCCCAGAGGGACTACGTTACCGTCCTCGCCTCTTGAGTGGAGCGTGGCTTGCCCTGCCGCGCCACCGAGGTCTGCGCTATATATCTGAAACGCATCAGCGGGAGAGGTTGTGGGGGCTGTGCCGGAATAATTAACAAGAGAGCCACCACCAAGAACAGAAAATCTTGATGTCGTTAAGTTCTGAACATCAAGGATTGTTTCAGCCGCACCCAATGAAGTCCAAGACGTTGCCCCGTTAGATTTTCCACCTTGAATCGTGATTGCTCCGATTGTATCTGTTGGATCAGCCGAACCAATAATACCAACAAGATCAAGAGCTAATTGGTTTGCGTCAGATAGTCCATACATCACGACACCGCCTTGTGTCGTAGAAATAGGGCCGACTGCACCAAAAGCGTTTGTCGGAAGAACCGCAGTTATAGGATGCACAACATCATCATCATAAAGAACAATATCTTTTGATGCGGCGCTTTCGGCTATATTTAATTTTCCTGTGCTATACGAACCTCCTAAAGTTGCATTACTTGCCACTACCGTCCCCGCATACGTTATCGCCCCTGACGTGGTGTTGGAAGCCAGCACTGTATTGGAAAGGGTGAGGGTTCCTGCGCCACTCTGCAAAACATCTGCAGTCGCACCATTGCACGTAGTGTTGAATAACTGAGTCGTCGCATAGTCCCCTGTCTGATAAACACCATATTTATTTGTACCACTCGTATTCTGAAAATTACAGTCATAACATCTCACTGTCTGCCCGTCAGAATCAGAAGCCGCGATATTTAGCCCCATCGTATTTCCGGTATTTGCAGTATTCGATGTCTGCACATTATAAAACAACCATGTCCCTGCTCTCGTCTGGTTCGCATCAGTGATATGACGTATAGCACTCCCGTTATTTACCGCTCCGGTCATATTGATAATGACGTTTCTCATCGTCAAATCGCTACCGAAACCATTTAAAACTCCATAAGCGGCTCCAGCCCCACTCATGTTCATCTCAATATTCTCAAGACGTAATCCTGTTACGTTAAATCCTGCAAGACTTAATCCACCGCCTGTTCCTGTCGTGGCGGTATTGTTGATAGTCATATCTGAAAGGAAAAGATTGTTTACTCCTGTGGTAGTAGTGAAACAATATACACTCGCAGTTGAAGTAGTAACAATCGTCTTGCCAATCCCTGCGCCTTTGATATGAACTTGCTTTGATGGGTTGATTGTAGCCGTGATGGTGTATGTTCCAGAAGCAAGTTGGAGCGTATCACCATCAGTTGCCGCATCTGCATAGGTATCTATCGACCCGCCTATCGGGACATAGATTGTGTTACCATTGATATATTTCAGTCCCGATGTCGCATCCTGCGTCAGAACGGAGTTGACTAACCTCCCTGTCGTGCCGGTGACTACGGGGAAATAGGTCTGCGAGATCGCAGCAGTATCCGCAAGCAGCCCTGTCGCTCCGGCGTAGACTATTCCATTCGTCTGTGCGCCGACCCAGTTTAGCGTCGTGATATTCGCTGTGGTGATGTCTGCGCTAAGAAACTTGTGGGTTGAATCGCCCAACGTTAGCGTGTTCGTGGTCTGCGGGATGATCGAATACTTGAGTTTTTTAAGCATCAGAGCGAACGAATCCCACTGCCCATCATCCCACGCCCACAGCCTTACCGCGCTCGTAAGGATAAGTGTCGTCAATAATGCGATCTTAAATGATTTTCTCATGGTTAGTATCCTTTCACGCAAAGGCGGGTCGTGGCAGTAACAGTGGACGCCGTGCCTGTCTCAGTCACATATATCTGCATCCAGTTACACGGAGCCGGGGCAAACGAATAAATGAGCGGGCCTGCCATTGAGGTGATCCCTGTCACCAGGTCTCCCTGAGACGAAAGAACGTCTCCTACGCCGCTCCAGTACGATATCTTTGCCGTACCAGACCCGGTGATCTTGTACTCTACTGAGAACTGGGAACCATGCGTAACGTCAACGACCGCGCTGGAACTAATAGAGCCTGCCGCGACGCTTGCCGCATCATGTGTTAAATAGGTCGTTGAAACAAACATGGTTATTTCTCCTTGTATTCAAACGGTTTATCCTGGCAATCATTTTCCTTGCACACCTGCCACTTGGGATTATTCACATCGGGATAGAGTTTGGTTGGGTCATATCTCCTCCCGCATCTATCGCAAACTTTGGACTGGCAGCTTGGGAATCTCTCTGAGAATCTGTTCTTCATGCCTTGTAAATCCTCTCTAACTGCTCGACTTCTCTTTCCCTATGAACCTTTACTACTGCCTCGCAGATAGCAACTAACTCGGAATACAACAGGTCGGTCTTTAACATGTTTGCCCGATACAAGCACCAGACAAGGTTCCCGATCTCGTCTTTCCCTCCACGAGACTTCGGCACTATGTGGTCTAGTGAAGCATCTGTCCCTATCGTTATTGGCAATCCCGTATAGAAACATTTACCACCCTGACCGTTGTATTTGTCCAAAAGCTCTTGGTGATACTTAGTTGATCCAAGATTCCTTTGTGACATAGACATTAGATAGTGCTTGAAACAGTATTTCTGCTCACCCACTCTTGCATCACCGCAAATAAGACATACTCCGCGAGAATCGCGTTCTTTTCTGCGATCTAAATCATCCGCCGTATTCTTGGATGCACATGAATTGCAGAGAACTATGGATTTGCGTTCTTTTTCTTTACCGCAAATAACACAACACCCTGTTCCTTTTAGTTTCTTTATTCTCTCCTTACACCGTAGAGCGTCCTTATCTTTACACTCCCTGCAATCCTGTTGCCCTGGAAGCGCGGGGGCTTTGCCGCAACGTGTACAGATACCCTGGCTAATCAATCTGTTCCGGTGATTTCTTGCTTGGACTTTTTTAGCTTCCTTGCATTTCGAGCACCAAACATCCTGACTCTCTTTAGGCCTGCCACAGTGCGCACAAAGCCCCGCAGCTTTGCGCTCAGCGTACTTACTCCTAAACTTATCACTATTATATTTATTCATAAGTAACGCTATTCCAATTATTTAACTAAGCGCCCACATTGCAAACGATGCCTCTGGCATCGTTGAAACCGAGGCCGATACGATAGCTCCCCAGGAACAGAGCGTTCTGCGTATTGGTATCGGAATCCTTATCGACCGAGAACGGACGCCTCATCTGGAAGATAAGAGGCGACTGGTCGGAAATAAGACACCACTGGTCGCTGTCCGTCAGGAAGTGGTTAACAACAACCTCAAGGCCGCGATCTTTCACAGCGTTGATGTCATTTGTCGCCCCACCGGGCAGATACGCGCTCTGCACGATCTGTTTGGCTTCAAACTCAAACAGCGGTGCAACAACGAGCTTCTTCGCCTTCAGCATCAACGGCATACCGCTTTCGCTTGTCGTCGCTTCGATCAAGTTGATCGCAAGTTTCAACGTAGCAATTGAGAGATCAGCCGGTGTCGCTGCTAGGTTCGACCACGTACCACCTTTGCCAGCAGGGTTCGTGTGAACCTGCGAGAACAACGCCAGACCGTCACCACCCGTGTTATAGGTTGTGACCGAGCCGTTATTAAGCAAGTTAGCCGCCGCGAGTTCCATCGTCTGACGCGCAGCCGTACCAACCGCAGCCGCCATACGGTTCATAATTCCGTACTGGTCGTCTTCGTAGAGTTCCCGGCTGATCGAGATGCCCTTCGCGAAAGTCTTGTTATTAATCTGCTTGTCATACCCCTGGACAAGTTCCTCATACGTAATCGCGCTACCTTCCGCTTTCTCCGGGAAATAGCCGATATCGCAAACGCTAGAGGTCTTCTCATACGCCTTGTTGGAGTTCACGACAGTGCAGATTTTGTCGTACTCGTTCTCGTAATAATTGAACTTCTGGAACGCGATCTCTCTGAACCCCGGAAAAAGGAGGTCAGCAAAATTACTGGTAATAGCAGCCATGACTTAGTCCTTTCTCCGCATTAAGCGGTCTGCGTACCATTGAGTTGATGTTTAGTTATACGGAACAGCACCTTTGCTTTTTCCGGCCCGATGATGTTATCGTCTGAGATTATTTCCTGCAGGATCGTAACAACCGACGTGCTTGTCGTAGACTGAGCGATTTCCATTGCGCCTGTCGCACCAGTGATATCAACGATCTTGCCACGCATCGCTGTCGTGTACGACGTGGTGCACTGACCAACGAAAATAGTCGCCGGATCGTCATAGACATAAACATCTGCACCAATTGCCGCATCGTTAGCCGCAACACCCAAAAGCGATCCGCTTGCCGCCAACGCAAGCCCTGCATACCCCTGACTCAGAATACACGCATCGCCAGCCGTCAAAGCATTACCAGCCACCCATTTACGGGCAGTCGGCTCACCGGCAGCTTGCGACTTCGCAGGCCAAAAGCCTTTCCTGCTCACATTTGTAGCCATAGTCCCCTCTCAAAGTTATGCCGTGAAATGTTTCTTTCTCCCACGGCGTAGTTTTTCTACCTCTTGGATACCACTCTCCTCAGCTTGCTTCTCAATAGCTTTCGCATGACCAAAGTTCGCACGATCACTGTTCTCTTTCTTTATGCGTTCATTGACCTCTCTAGGACGAGCCATAGCTACTTGACCTAACGCTTTGATCTCGTTACCATCCTTGTCTTTTAACGCATACGAACCGTTGTAGCGTTCGCGTTCAGCATTGGCTTCTGTCCTGTACCGGACAAAATCTCCAGCTTTTAAGTTCGCCGCTTTCCTTACCATCGCGTCCATGATGTCCTGCGGAGGACGGTTCCTCGGGTCTTCCCTGATGATTTCAACTCCCATAACGCACCCCCTGATTGATCGCAGTTAATGATTTAGCGTATGCCTCTTCTGTTAACCCCATGCCTAACGCCACTCGTCGCTGCTGATCGCTCAACTGAACAGTGCCTTTAGGGAATGTCTGACCATTAGAAACCGTATTCGCCCCTTTCGGAGTGAACACCTGTTTCTGAGGCGTCTTCCCGATACGTGCCGCCGCCAACTCTGCCGCATCCCTGGGAGTGAGGTTCCTGCGTTCATTCATGAGCTTATTCGTCATCTTGTAGAGTTCCGAGTTGCTATCAGTCAAATCAGCGTACTCTTTCTCAAGTGCCTGCCGATCCAACTTATCCGCGATAACCCGTTCCATCTCCTGTGAACGTAACGCCGCCTTTTCGTCTGCAACCTTATCAGCGATCATGTCTGCAACCTGGTACGCCCTATCGAGCAAATCAGCCTGCGTAGCATAATCTCCTGCCTCAGCCGCTTTCTTGGCGTCGTTTACGTACTGACGACGGTACTCCTTAAGCTCGTTGACCGTGTAAACCTTCTCCTGCGGTTGCACCTGCAACTGGTTACGCAACGCCTGTAACTCCTGCATATACAGTTTGCGTTCCTCGTTGACTTCCCTGAACCTGTCATACGGTACGCTTTTCTCTACGTCCGCTATGGGTTCAACAGGTGCTTGAGCCTCTTCTTTAACGACAGGAGCCTCTACTGTCGGTTCAGTCGTTGCTGGAGCGACTGGTTCTTTTACAGCTTCTTCCATACATATCCTCTCGTAGTTTTACGCCGTTGCAGGCGAGGTTACTGCGTTATTTACAACCCTTCATGCCCATCTTCTTCCCGCCCTTCTTCTTAGCCACATGTACCTCCTTCCTACTTCTTTGGATGTCTCTTCTTGTCTGCATCAGTTGTCCTGAACCCCATAATCCCTCCTATCTTCACCGCTTCATGCGGATCGTTTGCTTAGGCGGCTGGCCAGTGGCACATGACTTCCACCGATGAGTTACCCCATCAAGCCGCCTAATTTTCAAGTCTTTCAAAGACACAATCCCTTACAGCTCAATAATAATTAAATAAGCAAGCCTTCTTGCGTATGTAACTATGACTGTCTGTAGAGCAACGTGTGAGTCTTGGCACTGCATAGCGTCAGTTCAGCACTTTTACGCAACTCCTTGCCTACGTACCCATCATTTAGGGTCGTTAGGAGCTGCAACCGGGAAGCGTCATGTGCCTTGGCCGACCGGATGAGACTATGCAGATGGGGTTTTCTCGTAGGCTTTATACCGTTACCGGACTTATATGCCCCGAACAGGACACTGCTATCGCAGCCCCCCAACCGTTGTTTACCGCTTTGCTCCTTCCGAGAAAGCGGATCGAAAGACATGACATAAGCTGTCTCACTAGTTCTTATGTCACGGGCCGTTACCATATAAACTCCAAAAAAAAGAGGCCCTGTCTCGTCATCGCTGACAAGCAGAGCCTCTTGGGTTTCTGTGTGCTACTCTTAGTTGTTTGTTACGTCTACTCTGTTCTCCGTCTTACAGTGGCTGCAAACGATCTCAAACCGTCCATACGCGAGCTTTAACAGCATCTTGTTACACCCGCCACATCTCAAGTCGACTAAACCTCCGCTACGACCATTATTGTCCGGCCTAACGTAGGAAATAATCTTGCGAGTAATAAAGACTTCCATGACCCTCTCGCGTTGAAATTGACCTCATCGCTACACGCTTTCTTGATCTTAAACCCTATACGCTCAAGCTGCTCTATCATGTCGCTAAATGTCCAGTACCGTATATGCCCGGCCTGCCCACTGCCCTCGTGATACTCAAGGTGAGGGTTCCTACCCAGTAAAAGCATCAACCTACGCCCAAAAGTCGCAATATTCGGTGTCGTAAGCACTAGACGCCCCCCAGGCTTGAGTATATTTGCTACTTTATCCAAGAACCTATCCGTTGAGAAAACGTGTTCAATGACCTCAGATGCCACTACAACGTCATATCTGTTCTCGGCTATATCCGAATCAAGGAAATCGCCTTTACGTGCGTCTATGCCCTTGCTACGCGCTTTATCGACCTCTCCCTGGCTCATTGCTATCGCTTCCACGCTGTTGCCGTTCTTGATGAAATTCACTGTAAGGCTACCATCTAAACAACCGATATCAAGTACTCTTGATCCATTGCTTGGTATGTTGTCGATGATAAAGTTTATCCTGGCTTTCTCGCCTTCCCATGAGGTTACGACCCTATCTCCATATGCCTCGTCGTAGAAATCCCACAGAGCTAACGTCATTTCATCCTCGGTAGTTCCAATATGCTACGCAACGTCTCACGCCTAGCCCGGTGCAACCTTACCCTGTCGATATCATCAGCCGATAACTGCGCCTGTTCCTCGTCTGCTATGCGCCCCTCAAGAATCTCACACACAAGCTGCCAACTCTCTTTACCTTCCATGTCCCTGAGTATTTGACGTTCAAGCTCCGTCAACTCACGCATTTCTCATCTCCGGTGGCGTCAACTCAGCCTGTGTGGCCGCTTGCTGCGGATTAGCCATTAAACCCGTTGTGTTAGTCTGGACGGGCGGAACCATACCCCCGGCGATATTCGTCGTTTCCTGGGGCATCTGTGGCATAGATTGAGGTATGTTAGCCATAGCCTGCTCCTGTGCCTGCATCTGCTGCCCGGCCATGACCTCGTTAAGCAAACTCTGGAACATGGATTCGTGTATCGCTTTGTGGTTCTCGATAAGCTCACGTATATGAGGTTGCAACTCGCCCCATAATTCTTGATTCATGAGTATATCTATGGTCTTTATGTGAGACTTGTGGTCGTCATCCATAGATACCGTAGCCTCGTTACCCCTAATCATATCCGAGTTCTCTTTGTCCTGTCTCGCGCTCTCAGAATTGACCTCGTTAAGCAACTCAGCTAGCCTGTCTTTACCCATGCTCTTGAATATGTCCGATTTCATCTCTAGCCTGAGAGCTTTGTTCGCCTGAACATCAGGGTCGTTAACGAACATGGTCGCTAACTGTACCGAGTTCATCCTCTCAGCGTCTCTTGACCAGAAATTATAGTTTATGTGTATACTCAAATCATAGGTAAGGCTCATTGAGTCTTTAAGCATCCCGATAACCTTCTCATCCGTCGTCCCCATGATCTTGACAATATCTTCCTCAGTCAGCGTAGCCTGTAGCCAGTAGTAGAGATTGTTCAAGGTAGGCAACATCAGATTCGCCGCTCTCTTGATATATGAGTCTATGCGTATCATCGACTCCTGGAGGATCGCTGCCGTACCTCTCCACGTAGGAGCCTCGTTGTTCTGCGACTCTCTACCCTGGTTGTAGTCACTGATAGCTGAACTGCGTTCGATATCAGCCTGTATCTCAGGCAACATGTTCTGTGCGGCAGCAGCGTTATTCGGTATGTTATAGAACTTGAGGTCGTTAACATCATCCAAAGGTATCATCATGCCGTGTTCGACTGTGAACTTAGCCGGGTTGAACCGACTCCCGGCCCTGAACGCACCAAAGGGGATAATCGACCAGTTCGTAGCGTCTATGATCTGATTAACCGTCGAGTTTTTCCAATCGTGCAGACCTTTGAGTATATCTCCCATACCAATACCGTAGAACACTCCCTTGATCCTCTGGAAGAATATGGGGTTCAAAGGCAATCTACGCTTGTTCTCTGCATACGGAACAACCTCGTTCAGATAGAACCGGCTCAATACTTTACGAGACTTGACTGCCACCTCTACCACAACGTCTTTCATTTCCTCTTTGACCATGAGCCGCCCATACCATCTAACGATCTCTACCGGCAAATCACTCTCAGCGTCAAGATTCACCATTTTCCCGCTGATATCTTTAGCGTCAGGTATCGGTGAAAGCGTCTTAGCGTCCCCTCTTATCCCCACCTCATACCCAGGACGATAGTACCGATAGATCACGTGTGGTAGCTCATTAACGTCACAATACGTGTTATAAGGCACGAATACATCCTCGATAGGCACACACTTAATACTCGGTAATTTCGTCTCTTTATCGAGGTAATCAAGGAGCCACGCAGTGCCGTAAAGAACCGTGTCTGCGTTCATCTCCTCGATCAGGGTGGGGTAGTCTACGTGCTTGTCGAGATAGTAGTTATAGAGCTTCTCGGTATCCCTGGCCTTCTCTTTATCGCTGTCTTCTACGCCCGTAAACGTCACATACGGCGTGTTTATGAACGCATTAGTACACCTGGGTAGGATCGCGTCAACATTCTGCTGGAGGACGTTACAGACGATATCTGCCCCGCCTTTGAACGGGGGAGTTCTTACGGACTTGTTCAGGTAACGATTGAGTATCTGTGCCTTGTTCTCTTCCCAATCCTTACGTGAAGTCGTGTCATTCGCAAAGTCTGAGAGGATACGCCCGACAAGGATCGTCTCGTCACTCGCCGAAAGCTCTACATCAGCAAATGAGGGCTTGTCTTTAGCGTCTATGATTATCTGGTTTGTCTCGTTGTTCAATATGCACCCACCTTCTGTTGCTGCCACAAAGGTATTCTTGTAACCTCTACTCGTTTCGGCAACTCCATCTCACCTAATGCGTATCTTATGGCGTCCATAGCGTGGTCAAACAGCTTTACCGGCTCCTCAAGCACTTTGCCGTCTTTGTCCTCACGCCATTTGTAGTTCCTAAACTCTTTGATTACGTTATCGCTCCGCTTGGTTATGTGGAGATTGTACCGCTTCACCGTATCTATACCGTCTTTGATCCTCTGCTTGCCTTTCCTCGCAGGCCTCACATGGAACCCTGCGCGACTTATCTCCTCGATCCTGTCCGGCTCCGCGCTATCAGCGAAGTAGTCGCCTTCCTTGAACTCGTCTATATACTTCAACGCACTAATCAAATCGGTGTTCGTCATCTTTGAGCTATACAAAAGCTCGTCGATATATGCGTCTTTGCCTATAACACCAATCTCTATGACTGCCGAAGGGTTGTTATATCCAAAGTCCATGCCGGTTATGTAGACCTCGCACTCAGGAAGTTCATCGACGATATCCCATTTGTCATAGATGATCGCCTTTGCTTTACCACGTTCGCCAAGTCCATATATCTTCCAGTAGTTCTCATCGGTATGCTCAAGGGCTTCTATCTCTCGTTTAAGGCTTTCCTCAAGGAACGGATTGTCTTTATACGTTGACTGTATGAACTTGCAATCGTTCCTCGTCAGCACCTTGTCGTATATCCAGCTGTATTCGTCCGAAGGGTTGTAGTCTAAGACGATCAGCCCGGATGTACGTATGCTCAACTGGAAGTAATCCTCAAACGTGAACTCGTTCGCCTCGTTGAGCCATAGGTAATGCCGCTTCGCACCGCGTTTCTTCTGGGGCTGATCTAAACTAACGAACTCCACTATATTGCCGTTAAGGACATACTCCTTATCGGTCTTGTTGTAGTGGTTCTCGTTATACAACCCCATCGAGTTTAGGATTTCAAAGAAGTCTCTTAGTACCGATGACCGCATACTAGGAGTTGTCTTACGACTTATCGT